CGTACCGCAGGGTTCTTCGGATTCACACCAAGCACATCGGCACGGAGACGTGATGGCGGACTCAAGCAACAACTCCAACGGACAGAATGGCACCGCCCGGTGGGCCGGCGTGGTCGTCACGGTCGTGCTCGCGGCGGGCGCGATGACCATCCAGTGGGGTGTGGTGACCACCAAGCTCCAGCAGGTCGAGAAGCGGCTCGACGAGTTCATCGGCGAGGCCCGCAGCATCCGTGCTCAGTACGCCGAGATGGAACGCAAGATCTGGTTCCTCGAGGGCAAGCTCTCTGGGCTGACCTCCAACGCCCCTCGCCAGACCGTGCCGACGACGGGAGGTGGGCCATGAGCACCATCGCCGCCCTCGCCGACGCTGTGGCAGCGCACGTGACCGCTGGTTCCTTCGGGCAGCCGGTCACGGCCGTCCGGATGTACCAGCCCGCGTTCACGCTGGAGGACCTCAAGGACCTCCGCGTGTCGGTGGTGCCTCGCACGGTGCAGATGACGCCGGTGACCCGGGACAGCCTGTCCATCGAGTACGTCATCGACGTCGGCGTGCAGAAGAAGCTGCCCGCTGACGGAGCGGATGCCGCGATCGATGAGCTGCTCGCGCTGGCCGAGGCGATCGCGGATCACCTGCGGTTCCAAAGGCTGGAGGGCTTCCCCGACGCGGCGTGGGTCGGGATCAGCCACGAGCCGGTGGTGTCGAGCGAATCGCTCGAACAGCACCGGGTGTTCACGAGCGTCCTGAGCGTCACCTACCGGGAGCGGAAGTAGCCATGCGCAACACGATCATCTTCAGCGTGGCGATGACCGACGAGCTCAAGCCGCTGGCGACCCAAAAGACGATCGCCACATTCACGCTCACCGCGTCGCACAAGAACACGCAGGACCTGCTGCTGACCGACGGCAAGACCGACCCCATCGAGGTCGCTCCGGGCACGCAGTACCACTTCGAGCGGGTCAACCTGGCGGACGTGCTGGTCAAGAGCAAGGGCGGCGAGATGGTCTTCGTGGTCGGCCACAGCGCCGAGTGAAAGGAGTCAGCGATGGCAATCAGGCTCGGCATGGAGGCCGCCCTCAAGTACAAGACGGGCGGACAGGCGGGCGCGGGGGCGTGGACGGCGCTGGGAAACACCCGCGACGTGACGCTGAACCTCGAGGCGGGCGAAGCGGACGTGACCACGCGGGCCAACAACGGCTGGCGGGCAACGGTCGCCACGCTTAAGGAGGCGAGCGTGGAGTTCGAGATGGTCTGGGACACCGGCGACGTCGGGTTCACCGCCATCAAGAACGCCTTCTTCAACAACGACCCCATCGGCCTCCAGATCCTCGACGCGGCCGCGGGCCAGGGCCTGCAAGCGGACTTCTCGATCACCAACTTCAGCCGCAGCGAAGCCCTCGAAGAGGCCATCACGGTCTCGGTGACGGCGAAGGTGACGTACTCGACCACGGCGCCCTCATGGATCGGCAGCTAAACACGGAGGCACGGATGCGGCAGTTCAAGGACAACGCGGGTCGGACCTGGACGGTGGACATCAACGTCGCCACGCTCAAGCGCGTGCGCGGGCTTACGGGCGTCGACCTCATGCAGGTCATCGAGGGGACGCTCATCGAGAAGCTCATCCGTGACCCGGTGCTGCTGTGCGATGTGGTCTACGCGGTCTGCAAGCCTGAGGCCGACGCGGCGAAGGTCTCGGACGAGGAGTTCGGCAAGGCGATGGCGGGCGACGCCATCGAGTCCGCCACGCAGGCGGTGCTGGATGAACTCATCAGTTTCTGCCCGAGCCCGAGGGACCGGGCCAACCTCGGGCGGGTGCTCCAGGCCACCAACCGGGTGCTGGACAAGGCCCGCGATCTGACGGAGAAGCGGATCCAGACGCTCACCAGCGAGAGCGAGCTGGACAAGCTCGTGAACCGGATGGTGTCGCCGCTCCAAGAGCCGCCGACGCCTGGAAGTTCATCTACCAGTGCGCCGGAGCTCTCGGCCTCGACCCCGGGCCCCTGACGCTGCGGGAGATGGTCGCCATGCTCGACGGCCGCCAGCGCCACGACTGGTCGATCGCCGCCGCCGTCATGTCCGTGGTGGCCAACACCGCCCGCGATCCCAAGCGATCCCGCCTGCTCAAGCCATCGGACTTCGACCCATTCAACAAGCCCGCCCGTCCCGTCAGGGTTGACGTGTCGGTCCTCAAAGACGTGTTCATCGACCGCCGCATGCCGGAGGTCGCCAAGGAGACTCGCGCATGAAGAGCCTGTCCACTCGCCACTACGTCTACATCGGTGCCCTGATCCTGCTGGCGCTCGTGCTCGCGTCGTGCGCCGGCCTTGACCTTGGCGACATCGTCAAGGTCAAGACGCCCAACACCATCCAGCAGACCACCGGCCTGCCGTCGACGCTCAGCCTCAACGAGGCGGAGGTCGAGTACCAGAACTGGTTCAACCTCACGCAGACGACCGGCGCGCAGTGGAAGGGCAACATCGAGAAGGCTGGCGAGATCCGCGGGCTGCTCGGTCAGCTCACGCTCTCGGCCCTCGACACCGTCGGCCCAACCGTCGCGGGGCTGCCCGTACTCGGGCCAGCGCTGCCCGCACTCACCGGCATCGTCGGCCTGTTCATCGGGTCCGGCCGTCTCCGCAAGGAGAAGGAAGCGTCGTTCAACAAGGGCCTGGAGAAGGGCAGCACCATCGCCGGCACCGGAGGTGGGCAGGTTGGGGGTGCTGGGAGCAGCGGCGCGTGATCACCATGCGGATCAAGGACATGTTCTTCGATCGCCACGTCGTCATGGCGGCGGTCGACAACGCCAAGCGGAAGGTGCTCAGCAAGGCCGGCGCGTTCATCCGCACGGCGGCCAAGACGAGCATCCGCAAACGCAAGGGGTCGGCTCCTCCCGGGGCCCCGCCCCATTCGCACGAGGGCAGCCTTCGTCGGCTGATCCTCTTCGGGTACGACAAGCCCAACGACTCGGTCGTCGTCGGGCCGGTGGGCTTCAAGAAGAGCACCGCACCGAGCGTGCTCGAGTACGGCGGTGACACCGTCGTCTTTCGCAGACGCGGCGGCAAGCTCACGTCGCAGAAGGTCAAGATCGCGCCGCGGCCGTACATGGCCCCGGCGCTGGAAAAGGAGCGGCCCAGGCTGCCGCTCGTGTGGCGGAACTCCGTCAGGAAGGGCTGACTCACCGTGGCCGACACCCGTGGCATCCGAGCAGGCCGGGCCTTTGTTGAGCTGGGCGTCAGCGACAAGCTGTCGTCTGGCCTGAAGGCGGCCCAGAAGAAGCTCGAAGCCTTCGGGGAGGGGCTGCGGTCCATCGGCACCAAGATGGCGGGCATCGGGGTCGCGGCGGTCACGGCGCTACTCGGCACCGCGAAGGCGTTCAGCGACTCGGGCGATGCGCTCGACAAGATGAGCGCCCGCACAGGCGTGAGTGTCGAGGCCCTGAGCGAGCTCGGGTACGCCGCCGACCTCTCGGGCACGGACATGGAGACGCTGGAGAACGGCCTCCGCGTTATGCAGAAGACGCTGACGGAGGCGTCGCAGGGTTCGAAAGGGGCAAACGAGGCACTCGCACGGCTTGGGCTGACCGTGCAGGACCTGGCGAAGCTCTCCCCTGACGAGCAGTTCAAGCTGCTGGCCGACCGGATCTCACAGATCCAAGACCCGGCGCTCCGGGCCGCGATGGCGATGGACCTCTTCGGCAAGGCGGGGACCAAGCTTCTGCCGCTCATGGCCGACGGGGCCGCGGGCATCAACGAGATGCAGGAACAAGCCCGCAAGCTCGGGCTGACGGTCAGCACCGAGACCGCCCGCGACGCCGCGGAACTCAACGACGCGCTGGGCACGCTCTGGAAGGTCCTCAAGCAGGGCGTGTTCACCATCGGCGGGGCGCTCGCACCCACCATCAAGGACCTGACCGAGCGGATCACGCGGATCGTCGTCAGCGCCACGGCGTGGGTGAAGGCAAACATGGAGACGGTGGTTTGGGCGCTCAAGGTCGCGGCGGCGGTTGCGGTCGCGGGGATCGCGATTGTCGGCCTGGGGTACATCATCTCGGGCATCGGCGCGGCGATTGGCATCGTGGCCGCCGTCATCGGCGGGATCGGCACGGCCTTCAGCCTGATCGGGGCCGCGATCGGTGCGATCCTGACCCCGGTGGGCCTGACCATCGCCGCGATCGTGGCGCTGGGCAGCACGCTGCTGGTCGTCACCGGCGCGGGAGGAGAAGCCCTGTCGTGGCTGGCGGAGAAGTTCACCGAGCTGCGCGACTGGGTCGGCAAGGTGGTCGGCGGCATCTCCGACGCTCTCGCCGCCGGCGACATCGCACTCGCAGCCGAGATCCTGTGGCTGTCGCTGAAGGTCATCTGGCAGCAGGGCGTGGCGGCGCTGAACAAGGCGTGGCTGGGTGCGAAGGAGTTCTTCGTCTCCACGGCGTACTCCATGTGGTACGGGGCGCTCGCCGCCGCGGAGATCGTGTTCCACTCGCTCGAGGTCGCGTGGATCGAGACGACTGCCTTCCTGTCAAAGACCTGGACCAACTTCGCCACGGGCTTCCAGATGATCTGGGAGGAGGCGTCGAGCTGGGTCGCCAAGCGGATGCTGGAGATCCAGGGGCTGTTCGATGACGGGCTGGATGTCGAAGCCGCAAAGAAGGCGGTCGATCAGCAGCTCGAATCCCGCCTGGTCGAGTTGGAGAACGCCGCGCAGCAGTCCGTGACCGCGCGCGAGGGGCAGCGGGAGCAACAGCGCCGCGACGCCGCCGCCATGCACGAGGCGACGCTCGCTGCGATCGGCCAGGACTTTGAGAACGCCCAGGAAGCCTTGCGCAAAGACACGGAAGCCGGGCTCGCCGAGTCGCAGGCCGCTCTGGACGCTGCGAAGCAGAAACTCGCCGCTGCAATCGAAGAAGCCCGCAAGAAGCGCGAGGCCGCCGATGCCGAGAAGGGTCCCGGTCGCCCGCAGCGGGATCTGATGGCCGACTTCGAGGAGCGTCTGTCGGGCCTTGGCGCGGCCATCGGCAAGGGCGTCAGCGTCACCGGCACGTTCAGCGCCGCGGCGGTCTCGGGCCTGGGCACCGGTGGCGACGCCGCCGAACGCACCGCCAGCGCCACCGAGCAGACCGCCCGCAACACCAAGCGTCTGCTGGATGCCAGCGTCGACAACGGGCTGCGGTTCGCCTGACGCCTTCCCACAGAAAGGAGCTCTTCGCTCGTGCCGGTCGAGGTGTTTGAGAAGTTCGAGAGCCGCCGCTCTACCAAGGCGAACCAAGCCTCGCAGTCCTCTGCCGAGCTCGGCTACATCGTGCGCGGCACGGCCGACGACCTCGCGGCCCGCACCGCCGCGCAAGCGGCGTCCCCGGCGACCTACGACACG